GCCGGAAGTTTATCTTTCAAGAAGAAGTGTACAAAATTACATTCGTTAACTCTGTTAGATTCAATTCCAGTAAATAAACCATTCCAATGGAATGTTAGGTTCTTTACTTTCATGCCGCTTTCTTTTACAAAAACATTGAGAAGCGTTTGATCTGTTGACCATTTCCAATTACCCATACCATCAATAAAAGGTTTAAATTGAGGTCTCATTAAAAACTGCATAGGAGTTTGACCTTTGAGATATTCTTTAAATCCCTGATTAAGCACCATCATTCCCATGTTATAGAAGTCAGCACCAGCTCCACTTTTATGCTTCCAATCAAACAAATGATTGATATTTGGCATTCCATATTGCATACGAGAATAGTTTGCTATCTTACGAAGATATTGTGGAGTGATAGGCATATCTCGCTCAAGTACTCCGGCAAAATCATACTCTTCCGGTACTTTATCAAATATGTTTGAAGATCCTGGCCTAACCCAAATATCAGCGTCAATGATTGCAACTTGATCATTGGTCTTTAAATAATTAAAGGCGTTTTCCTTCTCGAATATTGGAAGGAATCCGCCATGTTTTTCATATGATTCTTTACTACGATTTGTAGAAAAGACATCGGGCTTGATTTTTAGGATTGGTTGCTTTTGTACAACGTGTTCTATGTTATGTTGCTTACAATAATCTTTAACAGATTCTATGCAGTGATCATAGAGCCGTGACCTTCTTCCCACGTATACTTGGTATATGACTTGTTTTTTCATTTTCATATTCTTCTAAAATAATATCAGCAATTTCAATAGCACGTTCGTATCGAGATCTTAGCCGATTTGATCCTCTACCGTTGGCTTTAAACCATACAAGGTTATCTATACAACTACTCTTACGCTCATCAGGAATACGATATCGTCTAATTATTTCTTCATACTCAGAACGTAAACTAAGCAGACTCGCCAGTGATATACTCATAAATGTCTTTCCATTTAGCAAAGGTTGGGAATGTAGTATTATGCATGTTATGTGCATGCTCAACGACAATAGACTCAAGACCAAGATCATTGCCAAGGAGGGCATTTTCAAGTTTGTCTTCAATCCAAATAAGACCAGTGTCACGATATGGTTCAAGCACATCGTCTTTGTCAGCACCAGTATCTTCGAAGATAAATTGCGTAAAGGCAGTTTCGCCAAAAAGCTTTTTAGTATTTTGAATACGAAGCTTTTGCGCATGCTCGTCTTTTGAGAGAGATGTAATCATATGGAAAGTGTAACCATGTTTACGATGTAGAAGATCCACATAATACATAGCATCACGAAGAGGTGGCAAGAAACCCATAGCAGCAGATTCGTTAAATTGACGAACTAGCCGATGCTTAAGTTCTGGATCGAGATTATACCGATCTCCCATATCATAATGTTCTTGACCATCTTCAACGATTTTATATCCTTGAGATTGCATCCAGACATTCATGGCATATTCCCAATTCATGAGAACGCCGTCGCAGTCAGTTAAGATTACTTTATTTAGATTATTTAGATTGTTCATATATTTTCCTTTCATGCGAACAGCGGTTTAAATGTTTTGAATACAATATTGAAAGCATTCATTTCAGCGGCATAGTTATCTGCAAAATCGTCATCATATGCGTGTTCGTCTTTGCAGTGTTCTTCCCATGCGGCATTCATAGTTTCCATTCCAGCCAAGAGGTTTCCATTACCCATGTTTTCGATTAGGGCTTTAGCCCGTTCCCAGGTCATGTCAGCTTCTTGGTAAAAATTTGAAATTCTAAACATTTGTATTCTCCTTATCATGATACACTTATACCATACTTTTAAGGAGATGTACACAGTTAATTGCGGTTTTTGGAAAAATAATTTAAGACAGTACCATTTGTTTCTGTCTTCGATAAAACAATTCTATCGTTTCGTGTAACTTCTCTGTCCAGTTATCACGATGCTCTTTGTATGTCAGAGCTCTACCATTATCAACATCCATAAGAATAACGAGATTAGGCATTGACATGCCTGTGCGTTCTTCCCACATAATTGAGTATGCACATGCTTGAATAAAATAATGGTCAAGCATGGATTTCTTTTTAGGAAAGCGAGAAGTCTTAAAATCAACGATGCTATTAACACCGTCAAACTTACAAGCGCAGTCACAAGTACCGGCTAACTTAAGATAGTCGCTATAGAGTGGAACTTCTTGATCGTAGATTACATTCATACGTTTTTCAAGAATTGGTTTCATGTTAGTTAGACTTTGCATGACGTGTGGCATTACGCCTTCGCCATAGTCAGGATCGTTTTGTAGATATTTCTCTACAAGATTGTGTACCGCAGTACCACGAGTAGCAGCTTTGCTACCGATCTTGTTAGCTTCTTCTTCACCAACACGAGCTCGCCATGCAGCGATCTTGTCTTCGTTTAGAATAGAGGTTACAGTTGTAACGCTAGGATATGCCACGCCTTTTGGAGTGACATATCTGCGCTGCTTGCCATCTTCTCGTGTGAGAGTTTCATAGCCTAAGTCAATTTTTTCATGTATATAATTCATAATAACATTCTAACACATATAACTGGGTTTGTACACAGTTAATTTACATTAATTCAAAATGAGGTCCATCGATAAACGGGCGACGTCCTTGAGATCGACGTAGATCAATATAGTTATTCATTGAATCTTCGGCTGTACCTTCATAAGTACGAATGTCACCCTCAGACCATGCTGCTCCCCATTTAATAGCTACACCTTTTTCAATAGCTGCTTCTTTAAATGCATCACAAATATCATCATAGACATTTAGTTCCCATACAACATCAGATCCATCATATGCTACAACATCAACAGCATGTGAAAAACCAGTATCTTGTACAAGATGTTTTGATTTCATTGTTTGAGATCTGCCAGCAGCAACCAGCTTTTCTTGTTCTTCTACAGTACGTACTCCGTACGTAACACCGAAATCGACTTTAGTTAATTCAATTGCACGTTCGACTACGGCTACCATATCAGGATGAACTCCCTCGAGTTTACCTTTTGATCGGTTTGATAGATTAAATGCCATATAATCCTCCTATAGGTTAAGCATTTCTTTTGTCATAATATAGTCTCTTACAAAATCAGATCGCACGATATCCTGCCATCCAAAATTGATTATATCAAAGTTCTTTAATTGTTCTACAATGGTTAGGAATTTATATATTCCAGTTTTATCATCTTCATATTTAAAATCAGTTTGCAGATGATCACCACTAAATATAATACGTGAATCTCTACCGACACGTGTTATAACAGAGTCTAGCTCATGGAAGTTTAGATTCTGCATCTCGTCTACTAATATCACAGCATTATCTACAGTTACACCTCTGATAAAGGAAGTAGATTCAAATTGAATTTTACCTGAAGATATCGCTTTACTCCAAGATCCCTTATCACCAAATAGATCACAGGCAATAGCTTTATATGGAGCAATGTATGCTTCTTCTTTTTCTGCCTTAGTGCCAGGCAAGTATCCCATATCTCTCGTTGGAACCATAGATCTTACGATAATTAGTCTATCTTGTAAACTATTCGAATCTAGAACTGCTTCTAAACCAAGGTACATTCCTACAAACGTTTTACCGGTACCAGCTGATCCAGCTAATACCATATTATTATCGTCATCCCAAGAGTCAAATGCAACCTTTTGTGTTTCGGTTAACGGATCATATTCTAATAGGTCGTCTAAACGCACTGTCATAGAATTATTTGGCTGCTTATTCCTTTTCATGTTTTTATGGTATTCTTTCTGCCGGCACCCTTCTTAACACGACCTAGATGTTCTTTCCAACCATCTGACGTTTTAGACAAAACTCCACCGGTGGATTCAACAATCCTAGGAGCAGATAAAACTTGAACTAGTTTATACTCTTCTAACATGTCTTGGAGTTCTTTCCACGAGCACGAGACTTCCCACGACCTTTCGGCTTTTTCGTTATCTCTTCTGACTGTATAAATCGGCATGATAATCTCTTCCACTTTTCCCAATTTTCTTCTACATTGTATCTATACATAACGTTCCATTGCTTAGACAAAGTTGACCAGTGCCTAATGACTTTAGTTCCTCTTTCACTTTCCTCAAGTCTTAGCCATGTACCTGGTTTGTCTGGATCTCCAAACTTAAGTTCTTCCAGTATTTTGTATTCAAGCTGCGCAAACATTAAACCACTCCGGAGTCTCACGTCTTGTCCATACCATTTTAAAACGATCTTGTTTTGTATGATAATATTCTTGATAGGATTTGACAGGATCACCTTCATGGATGCATTGTGGTTCGTGTGTCATTGCAAGAGCAAATGGTGTACGTAGATTTGACCACTTTGTATGAGTAGGCGGTCGACGTAATGCATCAGTCAATAACGTTTCTGTACTGTGAGTTTTACCATAGCGAAATCTGTATTCGATGCATAATGCTTTAAAGTGTTGATAGTGCCACTCATAATTAGCATTAGTTTCCATAGTCCATACTGTACATGGATGACCGACGTGTACAGCTTTGTACAACGTATCTTCTAGTTCTTGGTTTGGATGTACCCAGTATTTAACCATGGTCTTTCCAGACTTTGATGGCCGGCGTGTTTGTTCACCGTCAAGCATACGATGGGCTGTTGAAAGCATTTGAGCAGACTCGACGATCATTTTTACGACATGCTTGTCGCATTGCCATTGAGCTGCTACGATTGGATTTGAATCTAGGATAAAGATATTCATGGTATACTATCCCCCATTAAGTATTGATACTTTATTATACCACACTATATGGGGGAAGTACACTCCTATTTTTACTATGAAGCTTCTTTTATACGGTTGTCTAGATATTTTCGTTTGAGAAGAATTTTTTGCATTAGTGAGATCTTACCTTTGCGCTCAAGTTTCTGAGCATATTCTTTTAGTTCAATCGAATCTTTTCTAAGACGGTTCAGTTGAATTTCTGACATGTATAAATGTCTCCTTTAAAGTAAAAGAAAGTCACATAATCATAATCTAATCTTGCAGTAATCCAGGAAATGCTTCCTCAATTACCGGCCTCGAAATGCCCTCTAATGTTTTTTTATTAATCATATTTACAACAAGCTTAGCATCTTCTGGGTGCACGCCTTCTAAGATTTCGAAAAGAATTCTTTCTCTCTTATATGGCGGCATGTCATCACCAGGACCTCCAGTAACAAAGTAGATAAATCTCTTGTGTTCCTTTAAAAGGTTTGATGGAGCATTGTGTTCTTGATTTGGGGTGAAAGGCGGATCGCCTTCAGGAAAGCTAAATTTTACGGTAGAGTCATATGATCCACGTAAAATATCTTTTAAAGCCCAAGACTCGTTTTGTTTAAGTTCATTGGCTTTATCTTTTTTATTGCGCTTATTCTTAGTGCGCCTAATCACTTCATATACTGGTCTGACCATATCATCCTCACTAATTTATTTATATGCGTACGTGTTTAGAATGTATTTTGCAACCAATGAATTCGTTATAATATTCATCGGATAACAATACATCATATTTGAATTGGAGTTTTGCTTCGTAGTAAGAGCATTCGCCCTTTGTCCTACAAAGTTTTAGTATTTCTCTTTTGTAATTATCTTTTCCCTTAGACTCGACTAACGCTTGTACTTCTTTACTCGAACCGTAATAGTCTCGCCAATCAGATTCGACTCGTGTGCGGACTCTACGTTTGCGTGTCTTAGTCACAGGCAATATTTTTGGCTTCCAGAAAAACTTCTTGCCAATATATTTTTTACCGGTATCTAACTCGGTTACCATATAAACAAACCCCTGAAATTCATCAGGGGTTTGATCAAAGTCTTTATTTTCATAAACCCACATAGGTCTATATATCTTAGTATTCGTCTGAGTCTAATTCTATTGCATTATTCTCTTCGCCACAAAAAGGGCAAAACTCAACAGCCATATGCGTTTCAGCATATATTTCTGCTTCAACATCACAATAATTACATTCGACTATAAAACTTTTTTCGTTAGCCATTAAAAGTCTATCTCACATGCTCCACCTGCACAAGCAGCGGCACCTAACGTATCGACGTCAGTGTACTTCTTCTCGGTTAGGTCGTGTTCCCAGTTCATATCTTTAAAGTTAGCATTGATCTTATTCCACTTATGAAGCAGATAAGAATCCTTTAAACAATATTCCGTTTGTTTAATATCTCCGCTTA